GGCGGCCGTTGAGGCGGCCGACTTCGAGACCCTGTGGGACACGGGACGGGCCATCACCCGCCTGCTGGCCCGATGCGACCAGGTCGAGGGCCTGGCCGAGCCAGTCAGGGTCATCCGGGGCCTGGACGGGGACACGGCGTGCCCGGCGTGCTCCCACGGCGTTGCCCTGTTCGACGGCGTGCACGCGACGTGCCTGCGCTGCCGTGAGCGGTGGCTACCGCTGGTGCCGCTACTCACAGCGGCGTAACATTCACATAACACCCCTACCATCCCGAGGAGGAACCATCATGAGAACGAAGACCAAGCGCGTCACCCTCAACCCCCGCAGCAAGAGCCACGCCCGGAAACTGGGCAGGCTCCTGGCTGACGGCTGGGTGATCGTCTCCGAGCACAAGCGGGGCCTGCTGTCGTTCAGCCCCGGCTTCGTCGACTACATCCTGACCAAGCAGGCGTGACCGCCGGGTACAGGTGAGGCCCCCACCATGATGGTGGGGGCCTCCCTCGTGTTCTGGGGTGCGGCTAGGCGAAGGCGGCGTCTGGGGTGGCGGCGGATATGCGGCCCTCGGCGCGGGCGAAGATCGTGGTGACGCTGACCTCTAGGGCCTGGGCGATGGCGGCGACGGCCTCGACGCCGAGGAGGCGTTTCGCGTTGAGGGTGTTCAGGACGGTGCTTCGGCTGAGGCCGGTGCGTGCCACTAGGGTGTCGATGGTGACCTGCTGGGCGGCGCGCTCGCGCCGCAGCTCGGCTGCGACGGCGGCGTTTAGGCCCTCTGACGGGTTCCTGTCAATGGTGGACATGACACTTATGTTGCCATACGCAACCTAAAGTCTCACCTTGGTAACGAAGTTCCCAGTGTCTTGCCAGGTATGCGAGCGCAACATATGGTTTCCATATGGAAACCGAACCGCTGACCTCCCGCCTGGTAGGGGTCATTAACCGACAAATCCAGGGAAATAACCTCTCGGTTTTCTCAGTAGCAGAAAAGACCGGAATCCCCCACGTAACCCTCCGCCGCAGGCTCACTAACCACGGGCGCGGACTCACCGTCGATGAAGTCGAGCGAGTCGCCACCCACCTCGGCACAACCCCCACAGCCCTCATCGCCCAGGCCGAGACCAACTAGGCCACCCACCCCCTACCAAACAAGAAGGCCCGGCAGGAGTGCCGTCCCGCCGGGCCAGTGACCAACCCCCTACCAAGAAGGAAGATCATGCCCAAGTCTAGCGCATGGGCCACGGTCGACGCTGACCAGCACGTCGCCGTCGGCCGCCCACACGCCGCCCACGGCGTCACCATCACCCCACTGGCCGAGCCCGGCAAGGACACCACCTTCGCCGTCGAGGCCACCACGCCCGACACGCCCCTCACCCGCAACGGCCTGCGCGACCTCATGGCCGCCATCGTCGACGCCTCCCAGGTCGAGGACCCCGAATGGGGTGACCTGAAGTGCGCGTGAACCGCTACGACATCGCCGCCTGGGTCGCCGGAGCCATCGGCATCATCGCTGCCATCTCCACCACCTGGATCGGCCAGCACATGCTCATCTGGTCCGGCTTCGCCGCCGTCGTCCTCGTCATCTGCGCCGCCCTCGCCGAGAAGGAGGGCCACCGATGAGCATGAAGCTGTCATTCCGTGACTACTACGCCACCGTCGGCGACATCATCGCCCGCGACATCATCCCCCTGGACACCGAGTACCGGCACGACCGCGTGCACCCCGGCTACCTGGCGTTCCGGTCCCAGCAGGACCTCATGGGCGCTGCCCGCGTCATCGGCGGGGAAGACCTGGCCGAGAAGGTGCAGGACCAGTGGCCCCAGGAGTGGAAGGTCGTCCAGCACGGCGGATGGATGCTGTGCTGGCGGGAGGTGACCCAGCGATGAGCCGCATCGTCTACGCCCAGTCCACGGCTCACCCAGGCGCTTCCGCGTGGCCCGTCGGCCAGGCCGGCCTCAAGGTCGGTGACCGGCTCGCCGTCCAGCACGGTGACCGCATCGTCGTGGTCTCCGCCGGCCTGTACATGCTGCGTGATCTCCTCGACAACGAGGGACAGGAGGCCCTGGAGGAGTGGGACACCAGCGACCGCACCTGCGCGGCGTGCGCCGCCGACGAGGGCTCCCCGGCGCACAAGGCGCTCGAGGAGGACACCGCCAAGCAGGCCAGGCGCCTTCTCACCCTGTTCGCGGAAGGTGAGCCCGCCTGCCAGGTGATCGCCCCCATGCAGGAGCGTGAGCGCGCCCTGGCCCGCATGATCAACGCCCAGGCCGCCGCATGATCCGCGTCATCACCACCCGCGTGCAGGCGCGCATGTCCTGCGACCACCCAGGATGCAGCAACACCATCCGCCTCCCCGAGAGGCCCCCAGACCTGGACCGGGACGTCGCCGACATCCAGGCGTTCCACACCACCGCCAAGCTCCTCGGCTGGACCGTCGAGGACGACGACTGGAACAGCCCCGTCACCTGCCCCAACCACACCCCTACCACTACCAAGGAGAACCAATGAGAGTCCCCACCATCTACCCCCGCCGGCAAGTCGAGACCACCGGCGTCTACTACAAGCCCGACGAGGACGACATCGACGAGCTCCAGGCCGAGAACGAGAGCCTGCGCAAACGCCTGCTGAACGCTCACGACCGCGCCAACGAGCTCGAAGACGCCCGAGATGCCGCGGTGGGCAAGAACCTGGCGATACTCGACATGGTCGTGGACCTCACCGCCGACATGGGTATCACCCTGGGGACCCGTCACCTCGACGCCCTCCCCCTTGGTGCCGTGATCCGCACAGACAGAGACCAGGCGTGGACACACATCGGCGTCGACACCGTCAGCGGCCACTCCCTGTGGCTCACCCCCACCGAGGACGAGGCATTCACCAGCGAGCAGATCGATGCGGAGTTCGCGATCGTCTCACTCGCCTGGGTACCTGGAGCGAAGGAGAGCAACTGATGAGCGGCCACTACCGGTCCTACGACGACGACGGCAACCCGATCGACGTCTACGAGTTCCACCTGGTGCCCGGATGGGGCCCCATCGCCTGGCTCCGCATGCGCCGCCTCCTCAAGGAGGGGTGGGAGTACGCCGGGAAGATGCACCTCGGTCTCCTCCGCACGGCCTACTTCGTGAACCGCCCCCTCGGAGAAGGTGACCAGGCGTGAAACAGCGCATCGACTGGTCCAAGCCCCAGCACTGCCGGGTGTGCCTGCGTCCCATGCGGAACCGACGCGTCCGCAGCGCTGACGCCCCTGGGACTGTCGCACTGTGGTCGGACGGGGCGTGCGAGATGTGCGCGAAGCGGATGCATCCCTCAGGCCCTCACCGGTCCCCGACCGTCCGTGAACTGGCGGCCGCCGGCCACCCCTGCATCTCACCCGCCCCCATGCCATCCCGAGTGAGGAGCTACCCGCTATGAGCGAGCCAACGCAGAACGCCCTGGTCGTCAGGGAGGACTCGATGGCCCCGGCCGCCGTGCAAGCCCGCATCGCCTATGCAAAGAGCCTCGCCGCGTCGAGCCTCCTGCCCGACGCCTACCGGGAGCAGCCGGCCAACGTCCTGCTAGCCATCGAGTACGGGCAGGCCCTGGGTATCAAGCCGATCGCGGCCCTGACCGGTATCAATGTCATCAAGGGCAAGCCCACTATGAGCGCTGACCTGATGGCGTCCGTGGTCAGGAAGGCCGGCCACAAGCTTCGCATCATCCAGGAGGGCATGAGCGTTCACGCCCAGCTGGTCCGCGCCGACGACCCGGAGTTCACCTACACGGCGACCTGGGATGAGGCGCGGGCGCGCCGAGCCCAGTTGTGGGGCCAGCGTGGCCCGTGGTCCCTGTACCCCGAGCAGATGCTCCGGTCTAGGGCGATCACGGAGGTGTGCCGTCAGGGCGCGTCGGATTGCCTGTACGGGGTCATCTACGCCCCTGAGGAGATGACCGCGGAGGAGCACGGCCCTGGCGTGGAGGACTACCTGGGGCCTGACGACACGGTCGCCCGGCTCAGGCAGGAGTGCGAGGACCTGGTGCACAGGTTCGTCAGGAAGTTCGGTGGAGACCCCGAGCAGATCGCCCAGGAGTGGATGGATCAGGGTGGCACCGCTAACCCGCCGGCACTCACCGCGTGGCTGACCGCCCGCATCCCACAAACACAACCCCAACCCCAATCCCAACCGCAGGAGCCCGTCGACGACGAGGTCGTCGAGGGCGAGATCATCGAAGAGGAGAACACCAATGACTGACACCCCCAAGTACGGGCAGAAGGAGGCCCTTGCTCGGGCTGCTGTCGCCCAGTGGCTCGGTAAGGAGTCCAAGACGGCCATGACCGACGCCAAGGCGTCGATCCTGGGGCACATGGGTCCCGGCGACAAGCTTCACGCCCGTATCGGTGACCTCGACGTAGGCACCGTGTCGGTGACCGACCCGAAGCCCCGTGAGGTCCTGGAGATCACCGACGAGAAGGCGTTCACCGCCTGGGTCAAGGCGAACCACCCTGACGCGATCACCGAGACGGTCGCCCCATGGTTCGCCGCCACCGCGAACCTGACGGCCCTCATCGCCAGCAGCGGTGAGATGCCCGACGGCGTCGCGATCACCGAGCGTGTCGGTTCCCCGACGGTGCAGGTGCGCCTGTCGGAGGGGCAGACCGCGAACCTTGTGGGCCTGGCCGCCGGGTCCGCCATTGCCGCTTACATCACCACCGGAGAGCCTGAGGAGGCCACCAAATGAGCAACAAGATCACTGTCGAGATCATCCCCGCGACACAGCTTAAGGAGGGCGACATCCTCCTGCGTGATGGTGGCGACACCGTAACGGTGAGTGAGATCCTCATACGAGGCACCAATCACGTGAGTTTCCGGGATGAGGACGGGGGACCGCTCCCCTTCTACGCGTCCCGTGATGTCTTTCGTGTCGTGCCCGAGCAGCAGGAGGAGCCGGTGTGGCCTGACGCCGACCTCATCCGCATCATCCGCGGCACAGAAAACGGCAACCGCATCGACGGCTCCCTGGCCTACCGGATCGACGGCGGACACGGCTTCCGTCTCCTCGATGGTCCCAGGGTCGAATACTCCTTGGTCCACGACTTCGACGGTGACGCGATCTACGAGTGGGAGGAGGTCGTGCCCGTCGCCAAGTCCGCGATCCTCGCCAGCCTCGGCACCCCCACGGAGGACGACGAGCCCGAGAACGACACCGACGACGTCGACGACGAGGAGACCGAGGACGAGGACGAGGACGACGGGACCTGCCCGTTCTGCACCTTCATGCGGCTCATCTCCTCCGCAGCCGCAGGCAACGGCAAGGAGGGCGAGGAGTGAGCGCCACCTACCTCGTTGAGGTCGTCCACTTCGCCGACCTCCGCCCAGGTGACCGCGTCCTCCACCAAGGCGCCCCGGTCACGATCGGCACCATCGGGAAGGTGCCCGTCGTCGGCGTGACAGCCGCTTACTACCAGGACACGGCCGGCGTAGTGGGAACGTTTATGCCCGGCCTCGAGCCAGCCCTGTACCGCATCATCCCCGACACCCCACCAGTCCTGGAGGCCGCGTGAGCACCATCATCCTCACCGCCCTCTCGTTCATCATCGGCCGCCGACGGAAAGGAGACAGGCCATGACCAGGCCAGACGCCAGCCTCACGGTCACCGGGTACGCCTCCCGTGACCCCGAGCTACGGTTCACGCCGTCAGGCACGGCCGTCGCCAACGTCGACGTGCCCTGGACCCCGCGCCGCTTCAACCGGAACACCAACCAGTATGAGGACGCCGGCGACACCCTGTGGGTGCAGGTGTCCGTCTGGGGCGACGAGGCCGAGGCGTTCGCCGAGAACGTCTTCAAGGGGACGCTCCTGACGGTGACCGGCCGGCCCCGCCTGTCCGTGTTCACCGGCCGGGACGGGACCCCCCGGGCGTCCCTGGGGCTCTCCGCTGACGTGTGGGGCTTCTGCCCAAAGACCCCACGCAGCAACGGCCAGGCGCAGCAGGGCGGAGCGTTCGACTACGCCCAGCGGTCCGGCTACAACGCCCCGGCCGGCGGTTCCGCCGACGACCCGTGGGCCACCGGGGGCCAGTTCAAGGACGAGCCCCCGTTCTAACCACACCACGGGGAGGCCCCAGCCCTGGGGCCTCCCCACCAACCCCTACCAAGAAGGAAGACCATGAAACTCCGTAACCTCGCCGTCGCCGTTGTCACTGCCGCGGCCCTCACCCTGGCCGGCTGCTCGGCCGCCGACACCGCCTCCTGGAACATCAGCCAGGACTCCGACAACTTCAAGGTGACCCGCCGCGTGACGTTCGTCAACGGCATCACCGACAAGTACCTGTTGACCATCGAGGGCCTGTGCTCCATCAAGGACTCCAAGGAGGACAACTCCAAGGGCCAGCTCGAGGTCACCTGCAAGGTCGGTGACAGCACCTACAAGAAGCACTTCCTGGGCCTGTCGGACAACGTCACCTACGTGGTTGAGCAGACCGAGGCGTCCAAGACCGACCCCTACCACTACAAGGTGGTGTACCGGCCTGAGACGCTGGTTCCGGACATTGACATCAAGACCAGTGGTAAGGAGGGCTGACCGTGAATCCAGATCAGTCGTTCGGTCAGCGGTTTAGTACCGCTATCGCTTACGTCATCATCGCCGCCATCGCGTTCGCCGTGTTCTCCCTGATCGTGTGGGGAATCGTGGCGATCTGGACCCAGATCGTAGGAGCCATGGCATGACCAGTTGCCCGTTCGCCGCTGAGGCGGCGCGATACACGTACGACGTCCGAGAATGGGGAATCGCCACGTCCCCGATGATGAGCGTCGCCGCATGGCACGAGTCGCTTGGCACGCTGGGGCGCATGATCGACCGGGGGTCCGACTTTCGGCCAGGCGATGACCGACCCGATGTGCTGCTCCTCCGCAAGATCATCGATGACAAGGTCAAGAATGCCCTCATCCGTGTCGTCACCGAGTCGATCCTGCTGCTGATCCACCTCGGCGTCGAGGATCCGGCGGCCGCGTTCGTCGCCGAATGGGAGCGGGCCGCCGTCAAGCACCCGGGCATGACGTTGGACTGTGACGGTCACACGGACGAGTCCCGCTTCTACGCCCTGGCTGAGGAGGTCGGGGAGGTCGCCGCCTCCCTCACCTACGACAACGCAAACAGCACCGGCCACGGGGCCGACACCATCGCCGAGGTCACCCAGGTCGGGGCACTCGCCCTCGCCTGGCTCACCCGCTACCAGGACGGAGAAAACCGATGAGTGATGACAAAAGGAGAACACCAATGACTGAAGACACCGTCGGCTTCCTGCGCCGAGAGAACTCGGACCTCCGCCTGGAGGTCGAGCACCTACGAGAGAAGACCGAGCTCATGGGGCAGGAACTTGCCATCCTGCGCGAGCGGGACTTTCTCGGCCGGCTCCTCGAAGAGCGGCACACGGCCAAACGGATATCCCTTCTCCCCTACCTCAGGCAAATGGTCGCCGACATCAGTGATGACCGGATCGTTGAGGATGTGAAGGCCGGCCACACTTACCGTATCGGCACCATCCGTGGGGTTGCTATCGAACTGCTCTGCCAGTTGCAGGAGCTCTGCGATGAGCTTCAGCGGACGCGTGATCTTGTCCCGGAAACCATTGACGGCGGGGAGGACTCGCGGGACGCGGCTGAGGGGATGACCGTCGTCGACCATGACGGTGAAGTCTGGGTCTTCGACGAGGGCGGCTGGGTGCACCTGTACCCATACTGCGAGGAACTGCGACACGAGGAGCTACAGGAGAAGTTCGGCCCCTACACCATCGTCCACACCCCCAAGGAGAACACCAATGAGTGACGAACTGACCTCGAAGCAGGTCATCGAGGGTATCGAGCGGAACATCGCCGACTGGGAGGAGGGCGAAGGTTACTGCGGCGGCTACGACTTCGACGCAGAACGCGCACTGGTCAACGACCTGCGCACCCTCCTCGAAATCACCAAGACAGCCCTGGAACCGAACACCACCATCGACCTCATTCACGACCCGGAGGGGGCCATTCAGCGGCTCACGGTCACTGCGAGCTCGGTGGTGATCGAGACCTACGGCGACGTGCGAGTCGAGCCCATCGACACCCCGCCACCATCGAAGCATGACGTTGTCAGCGTCACGGTACCCTCGACGTTGGCGATGCGAGCAAGCGGGGACATCAGCGTCATCACTGAGCAGCCTTACACCATGGAAATCATCCCGCCAGCGAGGGGAGCCGTCCGTGGGTACCGCTGACCGTACTGCCAACCCATACGAGATTGGCGTCGCCTACGTCGACGGCAAGCCCCTCGGCAAGGTCATCCGCTCCGACTTCGTCGAGGAGCCCAACGACACGACCCTGACTCGGGGCATCATCGAGAAGTTCTTCAAGGAGGAGTCGCTCGCGCTCACCGCTGTCTCCTACCGCGAGGGCGGCTACGAGATCACCCGCTCCTACGACCCCGAGCGCAACCTCATCGCCACCACCATCGCCCCGTGTAGCAGGTGGCACCCGTGAACGCCCGCCGGGACGTCGCCGATACGACGGCAGACGATATCGCCGATGCCCTGAACATCCTCGCTGCCACCTGCACCTCAGGGAACTGCGTCTACCGGGTGAACGACCTGGAGGTCCGGTCCTCCCGGGATTTCTTCACCGGCAGGGTGGACATGACCATCCGGGCGAGGTTCCTCCCAGGTCCGGCCATGGATCACCTGTCTGTGGGTCTCCTATGACCGGTGACAGTGGGCCGCTGGTGGACACGCAGGCCGCGATCCTCGCCGCCGGGGTCTCCAAACGCACCCTGCACCGCAGGGTCGCCGCCGGGCACCTCAAGCCCGCCGGCCGAGACCGAAGAGGCCGCACCCTCTACCGTCTCAGCGACATCCTCGCGACACTCCCCAACACCAGTGGACAAACACTGGACACCAGTGGCACACTTAGGGCCAGTGGGACACCCCTACCCGACGCAGGGTAGGATGCCACCACTCTCCTAACAGGGTGTAAGCCCAGAGGTTATGGGGATTCTAGGGGATTGAAGGGCCCCCACCAGATTGCTGGTGGGGGCCCTTTTCCTGTATAGGGGGTGCGTCGCGTGTCCAGTGGACTCCGCCGAGACAGCCGCGTCTGGCGCACCCTCGCAGCGCAGGTCCGCGCCCGTGACAAGGCTGCCGGCACCCCCTGCCGCATCTGCGGTCAGCCCATCAAATGGGACGCGCACGATCCCAACGCTGACGACGCCCCCAGCGTCGACCACATCCGGTCATGGCGAGACCACCCTGACCTGAGGCTCGACCCCACCAACCTCGCCACCGTCCACCAAGCCTGCAACCGCGCTAAGGGCGCCCGCCCCCAAGCACTCCCCAGCATCGGCAACCAATCCCGCCAATGGGGCCGCCCCCGCACCTGAGGAGCAACCGTGGCTCACCCCGCCGACACCTCCATCCTCGCGACCGTCGATGACGCCCTGCGCGCCGCCGACTGGATCACCCCCGCCGACCAGCCCACCGTCGAGCTCCTACGCCGTCTCGCCAACCGTCTCGACGACCCCGACTTCCCCACCATCGAAGGCCGCTTCGACAACGTCTCAGAGTCGTTGTTTCTCAAGACCGCCGCCGCCCTCGGCCTCACCCCCGAAATGAGGGCCGCCTGGGCGAAGAAGGAGAAGAAGGTCGATGGTGGCAGGCTCGAAACGCTCAGGAAGGGCACGGCCGGCCTACGGGCCGTCTGACGCCGGAGAGTTCTTCGACCGGTGGATGGCCGACGCGGAACGGGACTGCCCGCTCCGTGACCCCGACGCGCCCCGCTACGGGCACAGCACCCCCCGCATCCACACGCCGCCGCTGCGGGACCTGACCCCCGAAACATCCGCCGGGTACTCGTGCATCGAGTTCTCACACGACGTGCTCGGCATCCCACTGCTCCCGTGGCAGCAGGAGACCCTCATCCGGGCGCTCGAGCTCAACCGGGCCGGGACACGCTTCCGGTTCAGGACCGTGGTCCTCCTCGTCGCACGCCAGAACGGCAAGTCCACGCTCGCGCAGGCCCTCTGCCTGTGGGCCATGTACGTGCTCGGCGTGAAGATGACGCTGGGCACCGCCCAGGACCTCGACATCGCCGAGGAGCTGTGGAGCGGCTGCGTCGACATCGCCGAGTCCGTGCCCGAACTGGCCGCCACCATCAAGAACGTCAACAAGGTCAACGGCAAGAAATCCCTCGATCTCCAGACCGGTGAACGGTACAAGGTCAAGGCCAGCAACCGTAAGGCCGGGCGTGGTCTGTCCGCTGACCTGATTGTTCTCGACGAGCTGCGTGAGCACACGAACTGGGACTCGTGGGGCGCGGTCACCAAGACGATGATGGCGCGGCCCAAGGCGCAGACCTGGTGCCTGTCCAACGCGGGTGATGACGCGTCCGTGGTGCTGATGAGCCTTCGGAAGAAGGCTCACCTGGCGCTCGGTGACCCTGACGGCATCAACGCTGACGACACGGACCTGACCGCTTCCGGCGGGGACTCCCTGTGCTTGATCGAGTACTCGGCCGCTCTGGGGCGGTCCACCACGGACCGTGACGGGTGGGCTGAGTCGAATCCGTCGCTCGGGTACACGGTCGAGGAGGCGTCCCTGGAGGCTGCTGAGGCCACCGACCCGGAGCCCGTGTTCCGCACCGAGTGCATGTGCCAGTGGGTCGACGTCATGGCCGTTGGCCCGTTCCCTGAGGGCGCGTGGGAGGCGTGCACCGACCCGCGGGGCATCATCCCCGATGACGCCCCGATCTCTTACGCCGTGGACGTCTCGTGGGACCGTGGCGCGGCCTACGTGGCGGCCTGTGGGCCCCAGGCCAGTGGCCGGCTCCAGGTGGAGATCGTGGCTGCGCGCCCCGGCCAGGGTTGGGCCGAGTGGCTGCCCGAGTGGTTCCGGGGGTTCGTGGACGCCGACAACCCCGCCCGCGTCGTCGTCCAAGGCAAAGCCTGCCCCGCCGCGATCCTCGTCGACACGCTCGCCGACGTCGAGGGGCTGACCGTCGTGCCCTGGGTGGGCGGTGACCTGGGGATCGGCTGCGGCCTCATCTACGACCAGGTCGCGGCCGCCGCCCCGGACTCCACGTCCAGCCTGAAGCCCCTCGCACACCGGGGCCAGGAGGCCCTGAACCTGGCCGCCCACACGGCTGCCCAACGCTTCTACGGCGATGGCTGGTACTGGGACCGCAAGAACAGTCCCCAGGACGCCGCGCCCCTGATCGCTGCGACTGAGGCCCTGTGGGACCAGATCACCAACGCTCCCGAGGAGCCCGCCTCGTCGATCTATGAGGCGGGCCCGCTACCGCTCACCTGAAGGGGATGAATGCTCGTGCGCCGAGACAAGACGCTCACCCGCCTAACCGGCGCTAAGGTCCTCGTCCCCATCGACGGGGAGACCGTGCGCGGCACCCTCGCCGCGGTGGCCCCCGCCTGGGTGACCCTCACCGACTGTCAGGCCGGAGACGGCACCACCATCGAGGGTGACCTCATGGTCGCCCTGCCCCTGCCCTGGGTGCAGGTGATCCGATGACGCGCTTCCAGACCCTCGACGCCCTGGCCGCCAACCACGCCGGGAACACGGTCCTCGACGTCGTCGACCCAGGTATCCCCCTCGTCGACTACGACGCCTCGGACCGGGACGCCGCGTCCGTTGCCGCCGCCTGGCGCACACAGCCGGCCATCCGCAAGGTCACCTCGTTCATCGCCGCCAACGTCGCCTCCATCCCGCTGCACGTCTACGAGCGTGTCTCCGACTCTGACCGTCAGCGCGTCACTACGGGCGCCCTGGCGCAGGTGATCGGGGCGCCCAGCCCCGCGATGGGCGCGTACCGGTTCTGGGAGCGCGTCATCCTCGACGGGCTCCTCTACGACCGCCGCGCCGTGATGATCGTCGACGACGGCGACCGCACCGAGCTCGTGCGCATCCCACCAAGGCGGTTCCGCATCGTGTCGGACGGCCTGGACCGGGTCAAGGCCGTGCGCATCACCACCGGTGACGGGCAGGTCAAGGACATGGACCCCTCCGGGTTCCTCCTCGACGTCGGCTACTCCCAGTCAAACGGTAAGGGCCTGTCCCCGATCACGACGCTGGCGGCCCTGCTGCGCGAGGCCGCCGAGGCCGTCGAGTACCGGCGCGCCGTCATGCGCAACAGTGCCCGGCACACGGGGTGGATCAGCCGCGCAACCGAGTGGCCGAACCGGGACGCCCGGAACAACTTCCTCGAGTCGATGCGGGCGTTCCGCTCCGGCGGTGGCCGCGAAGGCGGTGACCTCCTCCTCGATGAGGGCATGGAGTGGCACGACCGCTCCTACAAGCCCACCGACATCGACGACCTGGACGCCCGCACCCTGACCAACATCGAGGTGGCGGGCGCCTACCACATCGCCCCCGAACTGTTGGGCGACCGTCAGGGCAATTATTCCAACATGGAGTCGATGAGGGAGTCCCTCTACCGGGACAACCTCGGCCCCTACATCCGGGCGTGGGAGGAGATGTGCGCCCCGCTGGCTGACCGGCTCAGCGACGGGCGGGCTCTCTACGTCGAGGCGCACCTCGACGCGAAACTGCGGGGATCCTTCGAGGAGGCCGCGGCCGTGTTGCAGACGTCGACGGGTGCCCCGTGGATGACTCGCAACGAGGCCCGCGCCCGCCTGAACCTGCCGGCCGTTGACGGCGGGGACGAGCTCATCACCCCGCTGAACGTGCTGGTGGGTGGTCAGGCGTCCCCGACGGACTCCGGCACCCAGAACGAGGGCCAGGACACCGACGCCCCCAAGGCGGCCGCCGGCGTGCAGGTGAAGTCCGCGGACCTCGAGGGCGACTGGCCCACCAGGGCCGAGGACGCCCTCAAGCGCCACTACAGCCGTCAGGAGCGGGCCGTCATGTCCGCTCTCGGCGCGAAGGCCGACGGCTGGTGGGACCAGCCCCGGTGGGACCGGGAGCTCGCTGAGGACCTGTACCGGCTCGCTGCCGCGTGCGTCGACCAGATGGGCCGTGAGGCGTGTACCCGCCTCGGGTTCGACCCGGATGAGGACTGGAGCCTGCCGCGCACGCAGGCGTACCTCCAGACGGTCACGAAGGCCCGCGCCCGGTGGGTGAACGAGGCGACTCGCCGGCAGATCGAGGCTGCCCTGGCTGAGGCCGGCACGGAGGGCGTGCCCGCCGTGTTCGACCGTGCCCGCTCCCAGCGGGCCGCTGCCGGCGCGGGCGCGTTCATCGCTGCCATGGGGTCCTTCGCGACGGTCGAGGCCAGCAAGCAGGCCGCCCCCGGCCGGTGCACCAAGACCTGGATCACGGGCCGTAACCCGCGGCCCACGCACCTGGCGATGAACGGGGAGACGACGCCCGCCTGGACCGACTTCTCCAACGGCCTGTCCTGGCCCGGTGACCCGGCCATGGGGCCGGACGAGTCGGCCGGCTGCAACTGCACCGTTTCCGTAGAGATCACGCACTAAGGAGGGCTCTTCGTGGAGTTCAAGACCACCGGCACCCTGAGCCGGAAGACAGACGGCGACGGCGACCACGCCGGGTTCGTCGGGTACGCGTCCACGTGGACGAGGGACCCCGACTCCTACGGCGACGTCGTCGCCAAGGGCGCGTTCACCCGCACCCTCAAGGAGTGGAGTGAGAAGGGCCTGCCCATCCCGGTCCTGTGGGGCCACCGCCTCGATGACCCGAAGTACTTCATCGGCGCGGTCAAGGACGCTAAGGAGGACGACCACGGCCTGAAGGTCGACGTCGAGCTCGACGCCGACTCCCCCACCGCCGAGCACGTGCGCCGTCTCCTGAAGACCGGGGCCGTCGCACAGATGTCCTTCGCGTTCGATGTGCGCGACTCCGGCGACGTCGAGCTCGACGACGGCCGTAAGGCCCGCGAACTGCGGGACCTGCGCCTCTACGAGGTGAGCGTGGTCCCGATCGGCGCGAATCAGGACACGTCCATCGAGACCGTCAAAGCCCCCTCCGACGGGGGCCTCACCAGCGAGGAGATCACCCAGATACGGGCGCTCCTCGCCTCCCAGACCGCCCCCGAGGAGGGGGAAGCCGGCAGCAACACCGACGACGACGCCGAGGCCCCTGAGGGGCAAGACGAAGACCCGGTGAAGGCCGCCGCGCGACTCAACACCCAAATCGCAGTCCTCTTCATTGAGGGAGAAAGGAGCGCTGCATGAGCACGCTCATGGAGGCGCGCGCGGTGGCCCTGAAGGCCGCCATGGACGCCCAGAACGCTATGAACGCCGCAGGCGACAACCTCACCTACGAGATGTGCAAGGAGGTGGAGAAGCGCGTCAACGAGGTCAAGGAGATCGACGAGCGTATCGCCGCCTCCAAGTCGGCGCGCGACATGATCGCGTCCCTCGGCAGCATCCCGGAGGACAACACCTACGAGCCGGGCGAGGAGTCCGGCATGAAGGCCGGCACCTTCGGGGAGCGCTACGTGCGCTCCTCCACCTACAGCGAGTGGGCCAAGGCCCACCCCTCCGGCCTCGGTGAGGGCTCCAACCTGGCCCTTCCCGGCGTGAAGATCGGTGACCTCGAGGAGCTCCTGATCTCCCGTAAGGCCAACGGTCAGGTGCTCGCTACCCCGGTCGCGCACATCGCCCCGACCCGCTACCCGATGGTTGACATGGTCGACCGCCGGCCCCTGACTCTCCTCGACGTCATCGGGCACGGCCAGATGGCGAACGCCTTCGAGTACGTGCAGGTCACTGCCGTGTCGAACAACGCCGCCATCGTCAAGGAGAACACGCAGGACACCGACCCGCTGAAGCCGACGTCAGACATGACGACGGTTCTTGCCGACTGCAAGCCCTACACCTTCGCAGACGGTTACGAGGTCACCAACCAGCTGCTCTCCGACGCCCCGGCGTTCGCCGCCTACATGAACACCGCGGTCCGCTACAACCTGGACACGGTCATCGAGGACAAGGTCCTCAACGGCACCGGCACCGAGGAGCCCAAGGGCATCCTGAAGACCACCGGCGTGCAGGAGAAGACCTACACGGCCGGGACCGACGCCATGGACCTGGCGAAGGCCGTGCGCGGGGGCCGCACCAAGATCACGAACGTTGGTGGCGTCGCCACCGCCGTGATCCTCCACCCCGAGGACGTCGAGGCCCTCGACCTCATGCAGGACGCCGACAAGCGCTTCTACGGGCTCGGCCCGTGGGGCATCGGCCCGCGCACCCTGTGGGGCGCCCCCGTCGTCGAGTCCTCGAAGATCACCAAGGGCCAGGCGCTCATGGGTGACTTCAACCAGGTCCAGCTCCTCGACCGTGAGGGCCTGAGCGTTGTCGCCTTCAACCAGCACAAGGACTACGCGGCCCGTAACCGCGTCTACGTGCGTGCCGAGCTCCGTGCCGGCCTGGTCATCTGGCGCCCGAACCGCCTGGTCCTGGTGAAGGCCGCCTGATGGGTGTCGACGACGGAATGGTCACCCTCAACGGGGTGCGGTACCGGCTGGATGACGCCATCGCCTGGGGTCTCTACGACCCTGAGCCGCAGGGACGTCACGTCGCCCCCGAGGAGGGGGCCACTGAGGGCGAGGAGGGGCCGGAGACGGCCGCCGCCCCTGCCCCGGAGAACAAGGAGACGCAGCCCAAGGCGCGTCCCACCGCGAAGGAGTGAGGACCATGCCTGACGCCCTAGTCACCCCTCAGGCCGTGGCCGAGGCGTCGGGCGGGCAGGTCCCCGAGGGGGACCCCAGGCTCCCAACCCTGATCACCGGGGCCACTGACGCTATCCGCCTGTGGTGCGGGTGGCACGTGGCCCCGGTGATCGAGGAGACCCTGACCCTCGACAGTGAGGGGTCAGCGTCGCTGCGTCTACCCACGGGCCGGCTGGTTACCGCCACCGGCCTGAAGGTCGACGGCGTACCGGTCCCGGATGACGCCTGGGACTACTCGACGGCCGGCATGATCCGCCTCCGGCGTGGCGTCTTCCCTGACCGGTTCCGGGCCGTGGAGGTCACCATCACGCACGGCTGGCCACAGGCCCCGTCCCTGGCGGCCGTCATCACCCGCTCGGTCCTGTCCGCGTGCGCCTCCCCCATGGGGGCCACACGCGAGCAGGCGGGCTCCATCTCAGCGACCTGGGCGCGGGCGGGCATGACCCTGTCCGACACGGACCGCCGCGAGCTCGCCGCATACCGCCTCCAGCACTGGGCATAGGAGGGCACCGTGCTTCCGTCATTCGCGAGACAGCGCGTCACCATCGTCACCCCCGGCCAACGGGAGGAATGGGGCCAGTCCACCACGGACTGGGGATCGGCCACCACCACGGACGTCACCTGCGTGTGGGAGGCCACCCAGGCCACCGTCCACGGCGTAGCCACGGGCGACGTCGACGCCGGGCAACGCACCGTCTACCTCAACCCCGGCACCCGCATCAGCGGGGAGTGCCGGCTCCGGTTCCCCGACGACCCCGGCCATGACTGGGTGATCGTCGGCCTGCCGATCCCCAACCAGTCGCCCACCGGGCGCCTGTCGCACATCGCCGTCATCACGAAACGCTGGGAGGCCGCCCAATGAGCAAGGTCAAGGTCGTCATGAATCCCGCCGGGGTGCGGGCACTCCTGAACGCTCCCGGCGTCGTCGCAGACCTGGATGCCCGCGCCGAGCGCATCCGGGCGGCCGCCGGCCCCGGATTCTTCGTGCGCCGACGCGACAAGCGCATCAACCGGTACGCATCCCAGGTGCGTACCGCCGACGACGAGGGCCGCAGAGCGCAGGCGGACGGCAACGTCCTCATGAAGGCCCTGGACGCTGGCAGGTGAGCGGCATGGAGCAACCAGACATCATCGACGGGCTCCGCCGCTACCTCGCTGAACGTCTCGCCGGCGTCCCCGTCTACGCGTTCCTGCCGAGGGACCCTCCCGGCCGGTTCGTCCTCATCGACCGTGTCGGAGGCACCCGTGACCTGGCCGTGGACGCGCCACGGATCACGGTCGAGGCGTGGGCGCCCACCAAGTCATCCGCGTACGCGCTCTGTCTCGAAGCCAGAGCCGCGATCTTCAATCCGATGCCGCCCCTACCGGGCGGCATTCGTGTCATACGGCGAACCGAGGTCGGTGGCCCCAGCCATGAGCCGCCGACCACCAGCGGGTGGGACCGATACCGCTGGACCGTCGAAATCAGACACCAACTCACCCGCTGAAAGGAAAATCCGTGTCCTACGAGAAGCTCAACGCGATGCAGATCATCACCGCTGGTTCGGATGATGACTGTGTTGCTCTCGCCCCGGCCGGCACCAAGGCCCCCACCACCCTCGCCATCCCCGCCACCTTCAAGGAGGTCGGTTGGATCGACAAGGACGGCATTGAGTTCACCGCTGACGACTCCGTGGACAAGCGGCGCGCCCACCAGGGCAACCGCGTCTACAAGGTTCAGATGACCGAGTCCGACTCCGGGGTGACGTTCACCGCCCTCCAGTCCAACATCGACACGCTCAAGCTCCAGTGGCTCGTGAAGGCGTCCTCGGAGGACTCCGGCGTCATCAAGCACGTCCTGTCCTCGTCCCGGAAGGTCGAGAACGTCGCCATCATCGTCTACGCCGAGGCCAACGGCCACAAGTACCTGTGGCACTGCGAGTCGTTCCAGATCGGTGAGCGTGAGGGATTCAAGCTCGCGAACACCGACGACGTCGCCTACAAGATCACGGGCACGTTCACCGGCGACATCACGATGCTGACTGACGACCCGGCGTTCAAGGCCGCGTAACAAATCTCCTCCTGGTGGGCGACTTTGGGTCGGTCCTCGCCCACCAGGAGGCACCCCCGTCTGACCGGCCCCGACCTAGGAAGGACCGACCATGAGCAAGAAAAAGAAGAACCGCAACCGCCCGTACCGTCAGACCGCCCCAGGCGCGACCGCGCAGCGCGCCGCTAAGGCTGGCGCGGCCGTCCCCCAGGACCGCCTACAGCAGGCCGAAGCCACCGGCGGCACCCTGGTCACCGACTACAAGGGCTTCCACATCGAGGTCACCTCTGACGACCTCGACGACTACGAGGCCATGTCCAAGCTCACGCAGAGCGTCCCCGGCCCGTTCCTCGAGATCGTCATCCCCGATGAGCGCGAGCGGGCCCGGTTCCTGCGTGAGTGCTGCGCAGACGAGAACGGCAAGGTCCGCTTCACCCTCGCCGTGCAGGCCGCCATGGAGATTTTCGAGGCGCTCGGCATGGGAAACTGACCCGCCTGCCCATCCTCCTCAGGGAGGAGGGGCAGGCCATCGAGGCAGACCTCCAACGCTACTACGGCGTTGACCTGCTCGACCTGTGGCGCGGGAAACTCACGATGCGCCGGTGCATGGCCCTCATCGAGGGGCTACCCCCAGGCGCGACTTTGCACCGGCGCACCGGGGGCTCACTCGCCTGGTCCGACGAGACCACGGCCGCGCTCAGCGCCGGGCACAGCGTCGTCACCGCCCTGGTCGCCCTCCTCGGCGACGACAAGGCGAAACCACCGCCACCACCAGAACCACCCCCAGTCGGGTGGCGCAAGAACCAGGAAGACGACGCCGCCTGGGAGGCCGAGCGCCTCCGCCGATTCAAGGCGAGGCAACAGAAAACCGCATAGAGGAAGGGGGCCAGCATGGCCGGAGTCGCCGGAGGAGCCATCGAGCTCGCAACCGCCTACGTCCAGCTGGTCCCCTCCCTGCGGGGCGCCCCTGAGGCCGTCGCGCAGGCGTTCTCGGGTGCCCCCGCGCAGAAGGCCGGCCAGAAGGTCGGTGACCGGATCGTCGACGGCATCGGTACGGCGATCCGGCGCGGTGGGCAGATTCCGGCGGCTCTGTCGGCCCTGGCGTCGAAGTCGGCGGCGGGGTTCAGCGCGGCCACTGATGCTGCCCGCCTGGTGGGTCAGGCGTTCGCCGCGTCCAGCCGGATCGCCTCCGAGGCAGCCGGCGACATTCACAAGGCCTGGGAAGGCACATTCACGCGCCTCGCGCCCGGAGCGGCGAAGGCGCTGGCCGCTATCCAGGCGCACTTCCAGGCGGCCTCTGGCCGTATCGGCGCTGTCTGGCAGGCGGCGACCGCCAACCTGGCGCGGGCGTTCAGCGCGGTGTCCGCCCCGATCTCCGCGGCCTGGCAGCGTGCCACCGCCCCCATCGTCAGCGGCTTCCAGTCCGCTGTCAACGCCGCGCGGGGAGCCGCCTCCAACATCGGCAACGCCTTCTCTGGTGTCGCGTCCCGCATCGGTGGCGTCTTCCAGAAGTTCACCGCCCCCATCAGCAACGCCTTCTCCTACGTCGGCTCGAACCTGCGCGCAACGGTCGGCCTCGTCGGCACCTCCGTGTCCAGCATTCAGGCTAAGTGGTCGGCCGCGTGGTCGAAGATGCCGGCACCCGTCCAGGCGCTCCCTGGGAAGATCGGGTCAGCGTTCGCCAGCGTGGGCGGCAAGATCGGCTCCGCGATCTCCTCCGGTGCGGCCGCCGCCATCAACGCCGCTGCCTCCCTGTCTTCCGCCGTCGGTAACGCTCTCCAGGGCGCTATCAGCACGGGCGCGAAGGCCGCCGGCGTCGCCGTCGCCGGGCTCGCGGCCACCATCAGCTCGAACCTCGGTGGCGCGGTCCAGCGCGCCGACCAGCTGACCGTCTTCCCGAATGTCATGGCGAACATGGGCTACTCGGCGGAGGAGGCGGACAAGCAGATCAAACGCATCAGCGACTCCCTGGATGGTCTGCCAACAGCCACCGACGACATCGTCAGGATGGTGCAGGGCATCGCCCCGCTGACCGGCGACATCAAGGGAGCCACGGACATCTCCCTGGCGTTCAACAACGCGCTCCTCGCTGGTGGTGCGTCGACGACGCTGGCCGCCAATGCGATGGAGCAGTACCGCCAGCAGATGGCCGTCGGCAAGGTCGACCACATGGCCTGGCGCTCCATGACGAACGCGATGCCGGGCCAGTTGGGGCAGATCGCGAAGTCCCTCCTAGGCGCTGCCGGGAACACCGAAACACTGTTCGAGGCGATGCGTGACGGTAATGTCACCTTCGAGGACTTCAACAATGCTTTGGTGAAGCTTAACGCCGAGGGCGGCGACGGTTTCGCGTCTTTTGAGACGCAGGCCCGCACCGCAACCCTCGGTATCGAGACGGCTTTCACGAATGTGGGAGTCCGCATCAAAAAGGCCATGGCCGATATAATTAAGGCCATCGGCGTCAAAGAGATTCACGATAAGATCGACTCGCTCACTAGCGGCATTGTTGGTTTCGGGAAGAACGTCGCTGACGTAATCACCCGGCTTAAGAGCTCGGGTGGTTTCTCACAACTGGGGCAGACCCTCGGCGGGCTGACACCAATCATCGGCGGCCTGGCCGGAGCCCTCGGGCCCCTCCTGACACAGATCCCGCTCATCGGCGGCGTGTTCTCTGGCCTGACCGGCCCCGTCGGCATCGTCATCGGACTGTTCACGTCGATGGTGATGCACAGCCAGCTGCTACGCGACGCCATCTCCGGCGCGTTCAAGACCCTCGGAGAGGCATTCCAGTCGCCGGCGATCTCAGGGGCTCTCCAGGCGCTCGGCTCCCAGCTCGGGACCATCGCCGGCATCCTCGGTGACTCCCTCGGCTCGGCGCTGAACGTCGTGGCACCCCTGCTCGCGAACATGGCGCAGGTCATCGTCCCGGTCCTCGCACAGGTGTTCGGGCAGCTGGTCGCAGCGGCCACGCCGATCGTCACCTCGATCTTCGGGGCTCTCACCCGTGTCATGGCGGCTCTCCTGCCGCCGCTGACACAGATCGCGGCGACGGTCCTGCCCCTCCTGGGGCAGATGTTCTCCATGGTGGCCGCCGCCGTCGCACCGGTGATTGACCAGATCGCGAACATCCTGGTGCAGGCGCTGAACCTGCTCATGCCCATCCTGATGAACTTGGTCAACGCGGTCATGCCGGTGATCGTGCAGGTGATTGCTGCGATCATGCCGCCTCTCCAGCGGGTCATCTCCGCGGTGATGTCCGTGATCTCGGCGATTCTGCCGCCCCTGGTGTCCATCATCGGGACGGTCATCAGCGTCATCACGCCGATCATCGCGGCGGTCCTCCCGGTCCTCGCCCGCCTGATTGGCACGGTCATCAACTGGATTTCCTCGTGGATTTCCGTCATGTCCAGCCTCCTCGTCCCGGTGATTAACGTCGTCGCCTCTGTCATTAACGTGGCAGTGAAGGCCATCGGTGCGATCTGGATGTGGCTATGGAACAACGTCATCAGCCCGGTCATTAACTGGATCACCAACAAGATTCAGGGCTGGTCTGATTTCCTGACCAACACGGTGAAGCCGGCCATCAATACTGTCGTGAGTGGCATCAAGGATGCTTTCAACGGCATGAAGGACGGCATTTCCAACGCCTTCGATAAGGTCAAGTCCGCGGCCGCTAAGCCCATCAACTTTGTCATCAATACCGTTTACACGAACGGCATTAAGTGGCTTGTTGACAAGGTCATGGAGAAGCTCGGTCTCGAGCTGCGGATGCCGACCGTCAGCCCGATCGCCGGGTACGCGACTGGTGGTGTCCTGCCCGGTTATTCGCCGGGGCGGGACATCTATCACTTCGTGTCCCCCGACGGTGGCGGCTCGCTGGCCCTGTCCGGCGGAGAGGCCATCATGCGGCCCGAGTGGACGCGCGCCGTCGGCGGGCCCCGCATGGTCGCCGCGATGAACTGGGCGGCCCGCCGTGGCCGCCCCATCCCCGGCGGGGACGCGGGCGCGCACCGGGCCTTCGCTGACGGCGGTATCTGGGGCAGCCTCAAGTCCGGCGCGAAGAGCGCGTGGGACTGGGTCTCTGACAAGGCGTCCAAGGCGGCCGACATCATCGCCGACCCGCTCGGCGCGGTCGAGAACCTCATCCGGGTGCCGGTGAACAAGCTCATCGACGGCGGCAACTTCGGTGGCGCTTTCTGGGAGGCCGGCAAGGCCATCCCCAAGAAGATCATCGACGGTGTCGCCGACTACGTGAAGGGCAAGACCGAGCACATGGTGGCGTCCGACCTGGTCGGACAGGCCCGCCTGGCGATCGGCACCCCCTACGTGTGGGGTGGTGTCGACGTGCCCGGCGGCGTCGACTGCTCGGGCCTGATCGTGTGGGCGCTGCGCGCGCTCGGACACAACGTGCCCCGGCACACAGCCAGCACGTTCCAGGCCAACTCCACGCCGGGCAACCCCAACGTGCCCGGCACGCTGCTGTTCTGGGGCGGCTCCGTCGGCGGTGGGGGTGCCCATCACGTCGCCGTCGCCTCCGGCAACGGCATGATGATCGAGGCCCCGACCTTCAATGTCCCGGTTCGGGAACTCCCCATCTACGGGAGCCCGAGCGCCGGCATTTTCAAGTACGACGATGGCGGTTGGCTCCAGCCGGGCACACAGGTTGTCACCAACCAGACCCGGCAGCCGGAGGCTATTTTCACGGGCGGGCAGTGGTCCAAGATCGACCAGCTCCTAGCCCGCGAGAACAGCACCCCGGACACCCTGGTGATCCGCGACGTCGATGACCGGCTCATCGGCCGGATGAAGGTGGAAGCGGAGCGTGTCGCCATTGACGCGTCCCGCGACGACTGAGAGGAGCTGCCATGGCGCTCAAGGGGTGGATCGGGGCCGCGTCGGGTCTGCCGTCCCTGCTGGTGGACGGGCCGGCCAAGGTCACCGCGGATGATCGTCTGCTCGCCGTCGTCGGCCAGGGCCAGCACCTTGTGGCTGACGGCCTGGCCGCGCCCGGCGTCGAGGTCACCTACAGGGCGGGGGGCGACACTGTGTCGCTCACCCGCCCCACGGGTGACTGGTATGGAGTGCTGGTGGCCGGGGCTGACGGGCGCTCCGCCCCTGGCCTGGCCTACGAGCACAACGGTGACCCGCTGGACTGGGACTCGACGGCGTCGCGCGTCGCTGGGGTCACCCGGTGGGCCATCCGTGACGAGCCCATGACCGGCACCGGGGTGGTCACCTGCACCCCGGCGACCGAGCTCTACCTGTGGTGGGTGCTCCAGTCGCACGCCCCGATCATGCTGATACCGACCATGCCGGTGCCGGGTGTCCCGCCACGCACCGTCATCGTCAGCGGCGTCACCCGGAAGCGGGTCACGGGCGAGCTCATCGAGGTCACCATCAAATGGATCGAGCACGAGCCCCGCGCCGAGAACACGCCGCAGGGGGCTGTCCCGGTGACCACCTGGGGTGAATGGGCGGACTATGGGGAGGCGCACCCGGACACTCCGGGATGGCAGGCATGGTCCGCCCTCGAGGTCGCCAAGCGCGTGCAGGGGATGCCATGAGGCCCGGCCCGTCTACTGAGGCGCTGGCCGGGCCCGTCGCCGTCGGCGCGCGGATCGACGTCCACCTAGGCGGCCGTGTCCTCGCCGTCGACGTCCCCTGCGAGGACGTGCAAATCGACTGGGCATCCGATCGCGTCGTCCCCGGCAAACTGACCTACACCTGCCCGTCAGGGTGGGTGCCCGAGTCGCCAGGGTCCGCCCTCAACAACTTCGGGCAGCGCAGCCATGTAACCGCCCTGCTCGAGACCAGGGAGGGCCGCGACGAGGTCGACCTCGGATGGTGGCAGCACCAGTCCTGGGATGAGCAGGACAACGGGTCGGTCAAGGTCGAGGCGCTGGACCTGATGCAGCTCCTCGAGCAGGACCCGATGCCATGGCCCTCGTCCCCACCCCGCGGCGCGACAGCCCTGTCTGAGGCGCAGCGGCTCGCCGGAACCCTCCCGGTGGTGCTGGACCCTGGTGCCCCAAACCCGAGAGTGCACCCGAACACCCAGTGGGGTCACAGCAGGTCTGAGGCCATCCGGGACCTGTGCCAGGCACGGGGACTCAACTACGCGGTGAAGGCCGACGGGTGCCTGCACCTGTGGGCACAGACCGACGGCTCCGAGCCGGTAGCCCGCTACACGGGCCGTGACCTGCTCGTCGAGGCGCCCAGGAAGAGCGTGGAGCGCCGCCCGAACCGGTGGGTCGTCGTCGGCAGCCCACAGCAGGAGGACCAGCGGAAACCGGTCATCAAATGGACTGGCACCGCTGTATCGGCGTCATGGCCCTACGAGCCGTATCTCTACGGGTGGGTCACGGACCGGCGCGAATTCAACGCCGCGTCGTCGGCGGCCGCGGTCAGGAAGGCGGCCGGCACCTACATGCGGCACGCCCTGGAGGCCGCCTCCAAGCGGTCGGTGGCGATCGCCGCTGACCCCCGCCTGGAGGCCGGCGACGTGATCGCAGTCCACACCGACGGCGGGGAAATCATCGTCGGCAAGGTCGTCGCCTACAGCCTGCCGGTGGACAAGCCCAGTGGGCACATGAGAGTCGACGTCGAGGAGCTCGCATGGTGAAGCCGAATCTCTGGCTCGACCGCAAGCCGTCACCCAGGACGTCGACGGCGTCGCAGCAGGCGTCCTACGGCAGCGGCTCGCAGGCGGGCACGTGGGCCACTGGCCGCGTCCTCGACGTCATGGATGGCGGCATGGTCCGCGTCGAGCTGCCGGCGGATGACCCGGTGAGTGAGGTCGTGGCCCCGGCTGACGGCGGCGTGACCGCTGTGGGCGCTGAGTGTGTCTGTCTCCAGGATGGCACCGGCCGCGTCTACCAGGTGGTCTCACCGGCTTCCCTGCCTGAGGGCGGTCAGGCCCGGCCCACCGGGGTGACGGGGCAGATCGCGCTCGAGGCGGCCGGCACCAAGGCTGAGCTTGACGCCGCCAAGGCTGAGATCGAGGCGGCGCAGAAGCGCCTGGCCGAGGAGGTCAAGGCCGCTCGTGATGCTGCGACCACCTCCGGCGAGGCGGCCGCGAACGCCCTGAAGCGGGCGATCGGTCGCGTGACCGTCGCCGCTACCGCCCCGGACTCCCCCGTCGACGGGGACCTGTGGGTGGTGACTGGCGCGGACAAGCAGGCCACCGGCGTCAAGGTGTGGTCAGGTCAGGAGAAGACCTGGCAGGACTACATGCTGGTCGCCGGCAAGGTCCTCGTCCCCGGCTCGGTGGGCGCGGTCCAACTGGCTGACGGCGCGGTCACCGCCCCGAAGATCACCGCCTCGGACGAACTGTGGGCCAAAGTCGCGACGTTCGCGAAGGTCACGACGCAGATGCTCCAGGCGGGCTCCGCGAGGATCACGGGTGAGTTGCTGGCTGACACGATCCGCCTGTCTACGCGGATCGTGGCCGGTGACCCGTCGGGTGATGCGGCGATCATGGACTCCACGGGGCTCCACGTGGTGAAGGCGGTCGGCGGGCAGCCGAGTGAGGTCGTGACCCTAGGGACGGCCGGGCAGGATTTCCTGTCGATCACGGGCACGGATGGCCTGGCTAAGGCCACGATTACCGGCGACGGGCTCGTGTCCGCGCAGTCCCTCTCCGTGGCCGACCGCCTCGTCTGGCGCGGGACGGACCTGGCCGAGACCCTGGCCGCTCTCCCCCGCGGCGTGGTCGCCTGGGGCTCCGCCTGGCCGTGGGGTGGCAGCAACCGGCACATAGTCCGCTCCGTCGATTCACTCTATGAGCTCGTCGTCGACCTCGAGGCGGGCCGAATGTACCAGGTGGAGGAGCTGGTCACCTGGTACGCGAACAAGGCGAACGCCATGCTCGAGGCCCGGCTCCAGTGCTCTCCGGTCAACGCCGGCGCGCAAGACACGTTTGAGCAGCGTATCCGTGTCGTGTCCGAGAACCGGAACCAGCTGCAAACCAGCCACGTGACGTTCCAGCCGTGGACGCCGTCGACGTCGGGCACGTACCGGTTGCTGTTCCTGGCCGCGTCGGCTTACGGGGCTGAGGGCGTCGTGCTCACGGTGGAGGACTCGAGCCTGCCGCAGCCGCACGCGTGGGTTCGTGACCTGGGGCTGGCCGTGGAGCCGACGCTTCAGGTGAACAAGTCCGTGTCGCTGGGTGCGCCGAAGCCGTCGGAGCAGCCACAGCCGAAACGCAACTATGTCAAGAAGTACCGCTCGAATTGGTGGAAGGCGTATTCCAACGGCTCCCCGGATTCGTCCTGGCCTGACAATATGCCGCAGGGCTCGTATTCACGGTGGAGCTATAACAGCCTGATTGGTTTCCCGAATATGACCGGGGACCTGGCTGGTGCGACCATCACGAATATGCGCGTGTACGCCTACGCGAAGCACTGGTATGGGCAGACCGGCGTCGCTTCCATTGGGTCGCATGGTTTCCAGTCCGCGCCCGGCTCGTATTCCGGTGGCGGCAACAGGTGGTATGAGTCCGGTGGCTGGGGGCGTGGTGATGGCCGTTGGATTCAGATTCCCCGAGACCAGTGGAACAGCTGGAAGGGCGGCTATTTCCGCGGGATATCTTTCGAGACCAAGGGAAATGCGTCCTACGGCTATTGGAGCCATGATCTGACTATCGAAGTCTCCTACACAAAGTGAGGACTGGAAATGCCTGAGACCCATTGGAAAGGCGTCACGATCCCGGCGGCCGGGGATGACCTGCTGTCCGCCTGGACGAGCGCTTTCGACACGGCGGGGATCGTTTTCCCGGCACAGTCCGTGGCGGCTGCCCGCGAGACCCTGAGTCGAGCGGAGGCTATCGGCCACGCCCCGACGGCGGCACACCCCGCCTACCTGGATGTCGGCGGGATCCTGTACCGCTCCGACGGCTCCAAGAATGCCGACCGGTGGATCCTCCGCCCCGTCAACGAGGTCCAGGCCGTAGAGGCCAGCGTCGTCGTCGCAAACACCCTGAAGCTCGGCAACAACCAGTATTCCGGGGCGGCACAGGTCGACCTCGGCGTGCGTCCCTATGATCGTATTGTCCAGGTGTCATTCACGGTGTGGGGGCGCGTGATCGCGGGCGATATTGACGCCACCGTGCTTCTCCTGGACCGCCCCTATAGGGCTCGCTTCCCCAATGATTCCACTGGCGCGTCCGTGACCGTCACCGGGGTGCGTGTTGTCCCGGCCGGTCAGGACCCGAAGATTCGCTGCGGTTTCACCGGAGCGTACGGAACTGGCGGCACATTCTCCATTAGTGGGGACTCCGCCTATTCCACCCTTTTCGCAATCGCTAACCCAAGGAGCATGGCATAATGCCTGGAGGATTCCTAGACACGTCGGAGCGCGGCCTCCGATTCATGAATGACACAGATTTTATCGCGCTGGCAAACCGGGTCTCTGATGAGGCCAGTCGCCGCGAGTACCTGCGCGACTGCAAGGCGGAGGTCGATGCACGGATCGACGCCTATGAGAAGTCGGTCTCTCATGAGGCCAAGAACATCAAGGATTTGCAGCAGGGTGCCATGGTCGGACCGGGTGAGCGGATCATCGTCGACGGCAAGACCTACAAGAATATCGCCCGTGCCTGGCTCAATCCCTTCAAGGCTGGTCCGGTCAATTTTGCTGCCGGCTGGGAGGAGCAGCAGGGAGGCGTGGCATGACCGTCGGCAGTGTCACCGCTGAGATCGCCCGGCGAATCTGCGACGTCGAGCCCGTCGGCTACAGCCAGCCTGACCGCCGCACCTGGTATGCGGCGGCCGACGCTCATGGGCACGTCTCGTCGCCGCAGAACGCGGACTGCTCGTCCCTGGCCGCCGGCTCGGTCTGCTACGGGCTCCACCACACCTACGGAGTGCCGTGGGGCCATGCCGCGTTGCTCGAAATTAATGACTATTGGACCGGCAACCTCCGCTCCGGCCTCGAGGCCAGGGGTTTCCGTGAGCCCACGTGGCCGGATGAGAACCTGTGCCCCGATGGGGGCTTCCGGGCTGGTGACATCGTCCTGTCCGCGGCGAATGAGGGCGGCGTCGGGCACGTCATCATTGTCGTCGAGGACGGCCAGGACCCTCTCATCTCGGAGGCTTGGATCGCTGAGGACGGCAGCATCGATGGCTACCTTGGCGACCAGACGGGTAGCGAGACGCGCACCGTCCGCTACAGCACGCACCCGCATACGCGGGCTGGCCGCTGGACGTCGTGTCACCGTTTCGACGAGGCGCTGTTTTTCCAGCAGTGGCCGCAGTTCGCAAAGGGGAAGCCGGCCTCCAAGCCGGCTGCCCCGGCCGCCTCATCCGTTCCGGCGCACGCTCATGGTATCGACATCTCGTCTCACCAGGGCGGGCTCCACATCGCCGCCATCTGGGCTGATTTCGTCATCGTCAAGGTCACGGAGGGCACCGGCTACGTCAATCCGTTCTGGCAGCAGCAGGCGGAGGCGACACTGGCCGCAGGGAAGAAGTTGGGGCTCTACCACTTCGCGAACGATGAGGACCCATCCGAGCAGGCCCGCTACTTCCTCGACCGCGCCAAGGCGTACGCAGGCAGGGCGACGTTCTGGCTGGACTGGGAGGCGAGCGCCGTCGGCCTCGGCCCCGGCCCCGCGCTGGCATTCCTGAACCAGGTGGCAGCCGAGACCGGTACCACGCCGGGGTTCTACACCTACCAGAACGTGCTGAGCTCCTACGACTGGTCGGCCGTCGCCGCCCGCTACCCGCTGTGGGTGGCCGGCGGCCCCGAGTACAGCGACTACGGCCGCGCCTACAGTGACCCGCCCATCCCGAACGTCCCCTACTGGGGAAGCGGGGCACTCATCCACCAGTACACCGAGGACGGCAGATTGCCGGGCTACAGCGGGACGCTCGACCTGAACCGTCTGCGTGACCGGGCAGCCTGGGACACGATGAAGGGCGGCGGCAAGGTCACCGTGAGCGCCCCGGCAGCCTCTCCCGCGCCGACCGCCGTCGACGGGCAGAAGCGGCTCGACGAGGACGGTGAGATGGGGCCGGCCACCATCGCCCGCCTACAGCAGGTGATGGGCACGCCAATTGATGGCGAGCTCGACGACGACGGCTCACCGGCGATCGAGGCGTTCCAGCGGTTCCTGAACTCCGCGATCGGCGCGGCGTCGCAGGAGCAGCTGAATGGCGAGCCTGCGCTCGACGTCGACGGCGTCGCTGGCCCGGCCACATGGCGATGCTTCCAGTTCCTCGTGCTGGCCTGGCACAAGGACTACGTGCCGGCCGACTGGTCGTTCACCGACTGGATCGACGGTGACCCCGGCGAGGGCACCATCCGCGCTCTCCAGCGGGCACTCAACAACTCCCGCGCCAACTCTGGCCGCCTCTGGTGACCACCGACCGAAAGGAACACACATGAAGGCATTGATTGGTGACCCGTTCGTCACGACCGTCATCCTGGGCACCCTGTGGCCCCTCATCCAGGCGGCCCTGGACCGGCCGTGGTGGACACGAGGACGCCGCGTCACCCTCGTTGTCGCCGCCGCCATCATCCTCACCGTAGGCGCCTGGGCACTCAGTGCCTACCCGCTCCAGGTCGAGGTGCTGGCCGCCCAGGTCGGCAAGTTCCTAGGCTTCGCCTGGGCTGGCTATCAGGTGCTCTCGCACGTCAAGATCGGTGGCGTGAGCATCCTGGGCTGGGCTGGGATCATCACCCCCGGCGGTGAGACCAGGGACCACTACCAGCCCCGGCACGAGGCAGCCTAATGGGCATGGGCCGCCGACTCTGGTCGACGCTCCACGAGCCGCGGGCCATCTCAGCGATGATGGCGGCGACCTACACGCTCATAGCCGTGGCCGTCGCCCTCATCCTGGGCGCCCCGCGTATCCAGCCGTGGGACGTGACCGTGGGATGCCTCATGACCCTGTCCGGGTGCGCGATCGGCGCGCCGTCGGCTTGGCGGGGCTGGTGGGGCGTGGAAGGCCCGTCGGCGGCCCTGGTCGCCCTCGGGCTCGTCGTGGTCGCCGTCGAGGACGCCGCACGCGCACTCACCAGCGATCACTGGCCCGGCTGGCCGCTATTCATCATCCTCGCTCTCCTCCTCATGATCGGTCAGCGGATGGTCCGCGTGTGGGGTCACACGTGGCAGCCGGGCTGTGAGCCTGACACACCGCTCCGTCAGGCCGAGATTAGCGCGACCGCAGCGAAAGCCCTCGAGGCCGACGCCGCAGCTCGCGCTTATGAGAGGGAGGACAACGGATGCAGAAAGCGGAGCTGATCGGCGCGATCATCACCAGTGGTCTCGGGTCTATCCTCGTCTCTCAGATCGCCGCCGCTGTGCGCACGTTGTGGCATGCCCGGCAGGGCAGGGAGACGGAGGTGCAGGCAGCGCGGCGGGAAGCGGCGCAGTGGGAGTGCGTCGCGCGCCGTACGCGTGCGATTGCTCTGGATCGTGGTGCCCCGCTTGGGGATTTGCCGCGTGGCCCAGGAGAGTCACCGATCGGTGATCTTGCTGACGACTAAGGGGAAGCGCCCCTCTCACCTAAGGGTGGGAGGGGCGCTTTTTCGTCGTTTCTGGGGGAAGCGGGGGAAGCGGGGGAAGCGGGGGAAGCGGGGGAAGCGGGGGAAGCGG